TGAGGTCGTCACCGTATCGTTGGCTATATTCCACCGGTGCCGCAGGCAAGCGCGGCGGCGAAACCGTTTGAAGTTGGTTGCGTGGGTTCGTTGCCATCAGCGTCGTCCATCTGGGCGCACATCAATCCGCGGTGTGCCGAGTTGCCAAGCAACACCAAGGTCGTTGGAGCTAATTTTGAACGCCATCTGACGGCCACGGATGCGCACGTAGGCATACTCGGTGAACTGCTGCACGTTGTATGTGCGTTGGCCAGAGTAGTTGTTGCCGCTTGTGATCGTCGGACTATCAGATGTGCCGTAATTAGCGCCGGGGTTTTGGCGTGGGCGAACAGTGAAGTCCAACGAGGGGCTTGCAGAGTCCGAACCGTCAAAGGTCACATCAGGAATGATGCGCCACACAATACCAAAATTGTGTCCATCGCCAATATCAAAATCAGAGGATTGGCAGTAAGCCTCGATAGGCGAAGCAGGTGTTGTGGTGCCATCGTCGTTGCCTGTCTCGTGGTAAATCAATTGGCCGTTATAACCGGCAGCCATGGGGACAGTACGCAGGGGGCTATCAAGCCAAGCAGTGCGTGCCATCGTGCCGTAGTACCAAGTGCGCTCAAGGTGATTGAACACCACATACTTGTCGATTGTGTCGCTGTTAGCCGAGCAGTAGAACCACCAAATCTCGTTGTAGCCTTCGTTGGTGCTAGAGAAGAATTGGTACGACTGAAGCATGTTGATGTCTTGGTAGACATACTGCCGCAAAGTGCATGGCAACGTTTCCACACGACCTGAGTACATGTAGAACTTGTCGGTGCCCATCCAGTAGGTCACGTTGTTTGCCACAGACACCACGTTTGGTCCAGCGATGGACAAGTTGTCGCCCATGATCTGGAAGCCCCACACATACGGGGGGCCAAGGTACTGCATCGAATACAAGGCAGCGTCAGTCCAAACCAAAATCTCTTGACGAGTCTGCTGCGCAGCTACGATTTCAGAGCCGCGGCTCAGTCGGAAGTCACCTGCTTGGTTAGTAGGCGAAGGCGTCCATGTGTAGTATTCTTCTTGCTGTGACCAGCGAATTTGCAATGGGTCTTGTGCAACTGTGGCGTATGTACCAGTTGGGTCGTTGGTACCAAAACAAATCACAAAACGTGATGAATCAGACACCATGACCAAGTTGGCAACTGAAGGTGCAGTGCTATCCATAACAGAGCCGTTGACAGTCGTACCAGCGGCCATGACAACACCACGGTCAAACACATTAGGGTTAGTGTTCACCGCCCAGTAATAGATTGCACCGCCGCGTGGGTTGAAGATCAAATCTTCACCATAGTTTGATTGGCTCCAAAGACGAAGCTGTTGGCCGACACCGCCACCAGACGCAGCAACACCCCAACCGTTCCACGCACTTGAACCAGAAGTAGTGACCTGTGTAACGACCGCGCCTGATGTATGTGCCGCCGCGGTTGTACCGCTTGCTCCGCGAACACATCCAGTCAAGTCGTTCGTGGATTTGCCAGAATAAGTGATGTACTCTGAATCAATGACGATAGCCCCAGAAGCTGCAAACGATGCGGCGGAGGTCAGCGTGATAGTTGTAGCGGAGCTGTTGATCGAGCCATTCAATGTAGTGGTTGCAGAACCAGATACAGTACCACCCCAAGAGCCCGCACCCCAACCAGTAGCCACAGTGTAGGTCGCAAGACCCGTAGTAAGCTGATAGGCAAAATCGGCGGTGCCAGTTGGCCCTGCGTCGCTTGTGGCGGCGGAAGAAGCAGTGAAGTTGTATTGGTTAGAGTTTAGATACGTGATCTGATGTTCGCCGTTGATAGCCGATGCTGGCATACCACCAATCGCACCGCCAGCGTAGGTGACAGTTACAAAATCGCCCGTCTGCGCACCGTGGCCGGGGTCAGTAACGGTTACTGTCGTTGAGCCAGTGTAAACAGTGAAAGCGTTTGAGACGCTCGTAGCCGTGTCGCGGATTGGCGTCACGTCGTAGAACAAACCATCTGCGCCGTTTTGAATATAAAACTTCAAGTTGGTGCCAAGGCCAAGCAAATTCTGGCCACCCAAAGTGTTCCAATTCCACATGGAACGGCACACGCCCCAGTAAGAACCTGCGGGGGGCTGAAGCGTAGCTTGTGCAGTGCCGGTATCCAACACCCAGCCGCCTAACTTTTCGGGAAAGCCCGAACGAAAGCGAATCTTGTCGCACTCAAACCAGCCGCCTTCGTTGGCTAGGGTCGTGCCTTCGCGGTTAACACCGGGGCGGAATTGAAGTTTTTGTAACGGCATGATCGTATTGTCCTATTTAGGCGCGGCACTGTCCAGAGCACGCGTCGTACAGCGCTTGGCGTTGTTCGTAACCAATCAGACCGCCGTTAATCACCTTGGTCATACCCTTAATGTCACCAACATCGGCAAACTTGTACAAGTTGTTGGTTTTCCAAAACCAGCCAGCGGAACGGGCGGCGTAGATGGGTTCAAGCAGCAAGTCAGGGTTGCTTACAAAGTCAACGCCCAAGGCAACCGAACAACGGGTCACATTGTCCTTGCCGGTCAACTGCTTCAACCCGCGCCCGCGGTACAGCCACCCTTCACCAGACTCAATTGTGCCGTTGCCCATACGGTTCGAGTACACGGTGTTGGCGATAAGCTGCGGCTTGCGGTGCAGGGCCTTGGCAAAAGCGTTGGGGATGTTCTTGCCCTTCTCGTCCTTCTTGGCTCGGGTTTTGCCGGGCCTGTTGGGGTCAGGCTCTTGCACAGCAAAGCGAGGCGGCCAAACCGCCGCCATGGTGACATCGGAGTAGTTGAGGTTTTCCTCAAGCATGGTATAGCCTGCGGATTCGTGAGACGTCTGAGCCAAGAACGCAGCAATACGTTGCTGGGTGTCGATCTCAAACTCAGCGCATGTCTGCACTACAGCATCCAGCCACTTGTCCGGGTCTTTGACCTTGGCGGCCACAAGCATTTCGCGGGTGGGTGTCATTTCTTTTGGTCCTTGGCGCGTGAACCTTGGCTAGAGCCAAGCAAGAAAGCAAACATGCCGGTCAACACGGTGCCAAAGATCGCACCCTGCGCGACATCAGCAAAACGCTGGTTTGTGTCAGGTATAGGCAACCAAATCATGCAGGGGACGATGATGGTGGAGAACAAAGACCACCAACCGATGAAGTAGTAAATGAAGCGACGAACAAACGGGTCATCTGACTCCATGGCTTTCATCTGCATGTCGGTGGCGCGTTGGCGTGACTTCTCATCGAGCTCAGCCATGAACTCTTCGTGCTTGGCTGCCTCAGCGTTCCACTTTTCGTAGTCTTCCTTGGTGGCTTCATGCTCAGGCTTCAAGGTAATACCCATTTTGTCTTGCACGTAGTCCACACCCTTCTCAATGACTGCATCGGCCACCTTGGGCATGTTGTTGGCGATGAGGCCAGAAACAATCGACATAACGGCTGGCAGCATTTCAAACTCCTAAGGCAATAGCGAACAACACAACGCCCGATGAGCCAACGGCCACAGCAGCGTAGAACAAAGGCATCGACACCGCAAGAATGGCAGCAGTCGAGAGGACAAGGCCAAGCTGCATCAGCATGGCAGAGTAAGTGTAGTAGGGCGCTTTGGCGCTCAGGGCTTTTTGATCGGCTTCAAGTGCCAACGCTCGCAGCTTAATTTCTTCCATGTCCGCTTTCATGCGCTCAGCATCAGCGGGGCGGTTAGCGGTTTCATAGATTACCGAACGCACGTTCTTGGCTTGGTACCAAGCCCACTGGTTGTTGGCGGCAATGATGTCTTTCATGATGCGGCCAGAGTTGCCATCTTTGAAGAAGCTGTTAACCGCCACCAAGGCAGCCAAGATGATGAGCAGCACCGCAGCGCGGCGCTTGATGATGATTTCGAGTTCACTCCTCGTCATCGGCTTTTTTTCTTCGGTCATTTTTCTTTTCCTTTTCTTCAAATCGAACACACAGCGCTTCGGTCTTTGTCAGCTTCTTGTCCATGTACACAAGGCCCATCCACGTTGCAAAATTCAAAAAGATCAACAGCGTGACAATAGCAACCCAAAACCAAAACTCCTTCATAGAAGAGAAAACAGTGCCGTCATCCACAGGGCGGCCACTGACACCACCACCGCGTACCCCAGTTTTGCTGCCAGAAGTTGTTGTTGGTACTCGCGTTGCCATCTTGCGTCAATCTCTTGCTTGCGTTTCAGCGCTCTGTCGAACTCGCGCTCTTCCAGAATCTGGTCGTACATCTTCAAGAACCGTGTGTAGATCGACTGCAACCCAATATCTTTGGGCGTGTAAATCATGGTCTCTCGAATCTGAACGGTCATCTGTTCAAGCTGCATTTCGATCTGTATCCTGTCTAACGCGGCACCTTCAATGTCGGTTGTGGTTTTGGATTCTTCCTCAAGGTCGTGACAGTATTCTTGCAACTGCCTGCGTATCTCAAAGAAGGTCTTGAGCTGTTCGCAAATCTGATGGATGGCTTGGGTCTGGTACTCCTCGTAGCTCAGTTGCTCAACGGGTTTTGGTTTGTAACCCACTGCACGGGTTTTACCTTTAACTTCTTTTGTAGGCGGGTTGTCCTTAGCCGTATTTTTAGGCTTCTTCGGTGCAACACCAAATAGACCGGTAATCCAGTCCCAAAGACCGATGAGCTCTGAATAAATCGCTTTACCGTCAGAAACGGCTTTTTCAATTGCCGCTTTCGTCTTTGTAATCTCAGCTTTACCTTGAGACAACATCTCGCACCCGCTGCGGATTGCCGCAACGGTTGCTTGCGCTGCCATGAGTAGGCTGAACGGGTCCACATTTGGTTACGCCAATTCAGCCCAAAACTGGAAACCGCCGTATGTCGCAGTATATGTTCCACCCGCCGGTACAACAAATGAAAAAGAAAGAATCACTCCGGGGCTGGTGCTCCAATATCCAATTTGTGTGCTGCCTACAGTGATACTCACGCTACCACCCAACCCCACAGTAACAAAAATGCCTTTACCTGTTGAGTTTGTGTATGTGGTTCCACTAGCGCGCGAAGAACTGTTATATGCGGTGTACGACTGACTTAAACCGAGCACATTGTTTTGAACGTACGCAGTAGTAGCAATTTTGGTACTGTTATCGCCGCTAGACTGAGTCGTACCTGTAGCGCCAGACGCTACGGTTGTGGTAACAGTAGCTGCACTGCCGGTCGTGTTTTGGTTCAGTGTGGGGAACGTGCAGTTTGTAAGGGTGCCAGACGAGGGTGTACCCAACGCGCCACCGTTAACCACGGGTGCGCCTGAAGAACCAACGTTAACAGCCAACGCAGTAGCAACCCCAGTACCCAAACCAGACACGCCAGAAGCGATTGGCAAGCCAGTGGCGTTGGTCAGTGTTCCAGAAGATGGTGTACCCAACGCACCGTTAAACAAAACAGGTGCGCCAGCAGAGCCAACGTTCACCGCCAAGGCAGTGGCCACACCCGTACCAAGACCAGACACCCCAGTGGAGATAGGCAGGCCAGTAGCGTTTGTCAGCGTGCCTGAAGTGGGGGTTCCCAATGCAGGGGTTGTGAACGATGGCGAGTTGAGGTGCGTGTTCTGCTGGCTAAAGTTTGTGCCGTCGCTCCACACAGTCATTGTCTTACCAGCGGGGATAGCTACGCCCGTACCAGCAGCGGTTGTGTTGCCAATGACAGTTGAGTTGTAGATCGTCGCGGTGTAGCTCGATGCGTTGTAGATCGTGTACTGCTTAGATGCAGGAGGCGCGTAAACAGCAAAGTTGGCACCGGTGGAGGTCGTCAAAGCCAAAGAAGCGTGCACCGATTGGTTGTCGGCTGCCACAGAAGTAGCGCCGTTGATATATGTCAGTGCTTGGTTGGCCGAACCAACAGCCACAGAGACATATCCTGCGACGGCCTGTTCAAGCACATAGGCTAGGTTGTTGTTTGTGGTCGCGCCCCAGACACCTGCTTGGTCGCCGGTGCCGATCAGTTCAATGCGAAGGTCGGGAGAGTAAGTTGAAGACATGTTGCGTCCTTATCGGAATCGTGGGCCGTTAAACCACATTGTTGCAGAGTACCGCACGCCTGACAACACAGGGGTCACGCGGTGTTCAAGGATAGAAGGAAAGGCGATGATGCTGCCTTTTGTAAGTGGCGCGGGGTAGTCGTTGTACAGGCGTACTTGGAACTCACCACCCTCAAACTCAGATGGGTCATTCAACAAGCACACAGCGGTGAGCTTGCGGTCAGTTGGTCCGCCAGCCAAAGTAAATGTATCGGTGTGCCAGTGATAGTGCTGGTCTACGCCATACTCGGCAAACTGGATTGCTTCGCTACCGGTAACGTGATATTCCCACTTGCACTCTGCATTACCTCTATCAGCGGTGTGTTTCAACGCCTCCTCAAACCAATGCCCTTTATGTGCAAACCGTACATTGGTGTTTCGTGTACTGTGTTGTAGCTGGTCACCAGCAATACCCATAGTGGCGTCTTTGCCGGGTAGCGTAGAAAGTTCAGCAACAAGTTTGTCACATACTTCGGGGGGTATTGTGTGGATGTACCAGATTGGTAAGTGGCTCATGGTTTAGGGAATCTCTCTTTAACGGCCAGACACGCAGCAATATACGCATCAACCTGCGCTTGATCGCCTTTCACTATACCGTCGAGGTAATCTCGAAAATCGGGGTATGCTTCTGCTCTGCTTTCAGCGTATGTTTTTTCTTGTTGGTATTCTTCCAACACAGGAAACCCGTTGTCACCCGCAACAATTTTTTTACCGTTCTGTTGCCCTTGCAGTAACGCCGAATATTGCGCCTGTGTCAGCCCAACCGCGTCTGGTGGGATAACCAGATTCGGCATGTTGGGGTCGTAAAACCCACCAGTAGATGCAGCATAAAACATGTTAATACCCCGTTGCAATCCAATAAAGTGTAAGTGTGGAAGACGAGCCGCTAGGACGTCCTGTGTACACCGTAGACGACGACGTCCCTACACTGCGTATATCGTAGAAAAAGATAGACGCACCGTCCGTTGACCGACCTTGACAGACGATAGATGCACAAAGAGATGGGAATGAAGTAGCGTATGTGATCGTCGTTGTGACGTTGTTAGTCACAGTCAAACTACCCCACTGGAGAGTCATGCCGTTACTCATACGCGTCCAACCAGTAGCTGCGTTAGAGCCAGTGTTTGTGCCAGCCGGTCCGGTTGGACCTGTCGGACCAGTAGGTCCGGGGGCTCCGGTAGGACCAGTAGGACCGGTAGGGCCAGTGTTACCGGTGTTACCACGAGGGATGGTGAAGTTAAACACAGCAGCGCTTGAGCTACCGCTGTTTGTTACAGAAGCGTTTGTGCCTGCCGCACCGGTAGTGGTCGTACCAACAGAAACAGAAGCAGCAGTGCCAGTAGGGCCAGTAGCGCCTGTAGGGCCCGTAGGGCCCGGTGCACCAGTAGGGCCAGTAGGGCCAGTAGGGCCAGTAGGGCCAGTGGTTGCAGACCACACAAAAGCAGAACCATCCCAACCCAAGTAAGTGCTGGAGGACACGGGGGCGGTAATAAATGCAGTGGTGTCAGTAGCCGTGTTGTATGGGATGCGGTTGGCTGCACCGCCCGCTACGTTTGTAGCCAAAGATACTGCCCCGGTCACATCTGAACCAGAAATAGTGCCCCAATCAGGCGCGGCAGAGCCAGAACCTGTACCGGTTTGCGTCAAAAACTTTTTGGTTGTGGTGGTGTTGCCGGACAGTTTGGCCAACGCGTTCGATGCGTTTGAATACAACATATCGCCAGTGGCGTATGAGTTTTGGCCTGTACCGCCGTTGGTAGCAGGGAGTGCGCCTGACACCGCGCCTGATTCGTTCAAAGCAACGGCGTTCCATTCAACGTTCGTGCCCCCAGCGTTCATCACCAAAGATTTATAGGCTGCGCCTGCGGCCAACTTGCCCCATGTGTTTGTGCCTGAGCCGTAGAGCAAATCGCCTGTTGTGACTGTGCTTGTGCCTGTACCCCCCAAGGTAGCAGCAATCGTGCCTGACACACTGATCGTTTGGCCAGTTACGGTAATGTTGGTGCCACCGGTGTAATCAACCGAACCACTAAACTGTGTATATGTCAGTGTGGTGTACCCAATAATCATTGTATTGGGTTCGGTGGTCAGCACGTGTGAGTCACCA